CTCACCTTCAGCCGTTCAAACAAGGACAGGTAATAGGCGGCGCTTTGCGCCCCACCGTTGCTGAAGGGATAGGACACTTGGGGAAGAACCAATTCAAAGGACACATCCGAAAGGCCAGCGGCCTTCAGAATGTTGATTTCTTCCCCGTTGATCAGGGTCATGGTCTTGTTCTGGTTATTGATCTTTACCGTCACCTTGGAAGGGGTGATGGGCATAAGCGTTCCCGCCATATACAGTTTATACGCCATTACTCATGCACCCCTTCTTCAGAAACTTCCAGCTTTTCAGCAAAGTCATTGGCCCAAGCATCCATGATCCCATCCAAATCAGCATCTTTGGAAATGTGGTTTTCATTGTGCTGTTCAACCTTGATTTCAGCGGTAGTGAACCGGTTGATTGCTTCACGCTCCGCAATGTCACGAAGATAGGCCAAATCTTCTTCAGCAATATCCAAGGCATCAGCGGTGGCCGCTGTGTTGTTTGCAATATCGCCGGTGTTCCCGTAAATGCTATCAAGATCATTGCCAAGGTTGAAGGCATCCAAAGAATCAGCCCCCATAGAATCCAAGGCGGAAAAATCAAACATACCGGAAACCTTATCGGCCACACCATCACCCCAAGCGGCACCGGAAGCAAAAGCATCAGCGGCCCAACCATCTTGGAAGGTGTCAAAGGTAGACATTCCTTCATTGAAGGCATCGGCAACGCTTTTATATTCCTCAACATTCCCATAGGCTTCAGCGGACTTGGCCGCATATTCGCTTGCTTTGCTGGTGATCCCGGAATAGTCGAACTCAACGAAGGGCAACTTGTTCAGGGCTTCACAAATACCGGCCACAACTGTAAGGGCCGTAGAAAGAAGGTTATAAAACCATCCCTGAACATTGGAAATGACATTATGGAAGGCGGTTCCGATATTGGAAGCACAAGCCCCCAAAGCGTTCCAGATACCCAAGGCAATATTCGCCACGGACAGGCCAAGGTTTTTGAAGAAGGAAATCACAACCATGATTCCCCCGCAAATCACACCGAAGCCGCTATTTGCAATTCCGGTGAACTTGGCAACTGCCGCACAAGCCGCATAGATAGCCGCAATCACGGCGATAATCAGAAGGATGATCCATGTAATGGGGCAAGCCAAAAGCGCCGCATTTAGGCCCTGCTGGGCCGCTGTTGCGGCAAAGGTGGCAACGCTCCAAGCGGTGGTCATTGCTGTGTGAATTGCCTTAACTGCGGCCTGAACCGCCATAATGGTATTTCCAACCAACATGACACCGTTATAGATCAGCATAGCGGCCACAATGCCCATGATAATAGGCTGAATCCAACTCCAATTATCAACGATCACGGAAGCAATGGAAATCAGAATATCCAGCACCGAAGAAGCAATATTGGCAACCCCGGCAAGGCCATTGATCAGGGCCGTGGTCACTTGTTGGAACTTGGTGCTATTGGCAATCTGGTTGATCTTGGTCAGGATCGGGGCGAACATGGAAAGGGCTTTATTTTTCATCCCGGCCCAAATCTGCGCCCAAGTCTTGGGCATGGAATCGAACTTTGCGTTGGTTTCATCCGCCATAGCAAACATGGCGTTCTTCACCACTTCAGCCGTTACCTTGCCTTCCTGTGCAACCGTCTTGATGGAACCTTCCGCAATCCCCATATACTTTTCAATGGCTCTTGCGATACCCGGCGCACCGTCCAGAATGGAGTTCAGTTCTTCACCACGAAGCGCACCCGCCGCCATTGCCTGTGTAAGCTGGATCATGGCGTTGCTTTGCTCTTGGGCCGTAGCGCCGCCAATAACAAACTGCTTGTTCACCTGCTCCATGAAAGCAATGACCTGATTCATGTCACCGTTGAAGGCGTTACCGGCGTTCAAGCCAAGTTTCGCAACGGCGGAAGCGGTATCAAAGTAAACGGATCGGGAACGCTGGGCGGAAGCCATGATCTTCTGTTCCAACACATCCACGGAACCGCCATCATCCACCAGCAGATTCAACCGGGCCTTGGTGCTTGCCAATTTATCCGAAATGTTCTGCACCTTATTGATCCCAACGATACCACCAGCGGCAACGGCAATTTTCTTGATGGTGGACAGAAGTCCATTGGCGGAATTGTTACCCCCACGAATGGAATTATTGAACTTTTGCTGTTCATTATTGGCGTTCCTGATATTTTCTTCAATGGCATCAAAGGCGGTTCCCGCTTTCGCCCATTCTTCACGGGCTTCCCGGATTGCCGCCGTGTCAACGGCTCTACCGGAAGCCTGTTGCATGGATTCAAAGGTGTTCAGCACAACACCCATAGCCTTGTGCATACTCTGAAGGGGGCTGGTAACACCATCATAAAGGGCAATAGCGGTTCGGATAGTTCCCACAGGGATCACCACCTTTCTTGGAGAATAGCCGGGGCCTTAATGGTGTCGGCCCCGGCGCTGTTTGCGTTCAATTTCCTTCTGCTTCTTCTTTTCAGCTTCCACCCGAACATCAATGGCCGCAATGATGAAGGCCCGTTCACGCCGGGGCAAAGCATAGAAGGCGGAAGGTGTCAAATGAAGTTCGTGAAGGCAATAGTAAGCAATGTTGGCTTCACCATCACCTTCACAGATCAGTTTTTTGCTTCATCAACCTCATCCTGCATGGTGGTATCAAAACCACACACTTCCTGAATCTTGGTCAGGTATTCGGCATATTCGCCGGGGGTCAGCATGGTTTTCAGAAGGGCATCAGCGCCCATGACCTTGTAGCTGTCCTGAAGTTCCTTATCATTCAGATTGGGGAACACGGTACAAGCCACGGCCAGCTTGCCAAGGTAAAGATCATAGTCGGTTTCCTTCTGATACTGGTTCTTCTTGCCGGGAACCGGAACACGCTTGGCACAGGACTTCCGAAGGGCTTCATCCTCGGTGCCGGTGATGGTCTTGATCTCCCAAGGAATGGGGTTGCCATCCTCACCCAAGAAGCGTTTGGAAGCAACAGACTTGATGTTCTCAACGGGAACGGCGTTTTCAGCCAAAAAAGCGGACAGGCTCATTGTTTTTTCCTCCTATATTTTGATACGAAAAAAGGCCCCGGCCCCTACCGAAGTAAGGCCGGGGCGCTCTGCTTACTGCATACCGGCCAAAAGGCTGAAGGTTTCGGGCATCTCGAAATCTTCAAAGGTGAAGTCCATATCTTCATCCAAGTATTCCGCATCAGCGTCAAACTTGGCAAGCAAGCCGCCGTCCATATTGCAATCCTTCAGGATCACGGTCTGACGGCCCACAGAAGAAGTGGGATCTTCATTTGTCACCTGAATGTCAAAATAGACATCCTCGCCGGTGTCCTTATAACGCTTCATCAGCTCACGGAAGATGGAAGTGTTATAGTGGAAGGTGGCGGAACCCGTACCCTTCCAGCCGGTGGCCTTATTGCCCTTGCCGGTCTTGCCCAAAATGGGAACTTCCGTTTTGTTCTTCTCAAAGTTGGCTTCAAGGTTGATAGCCTGCATGAAGTTGTAACGGTTATCCCCGATGGTCACGAAACATTCAGCCAAGGAAGCGGAAACAGCATCCTTGGCGTTCATGATGGTTCTATCTGCCATGATGGTTGTACCTCCTTACTGAACATAGACGGTCATATAAAGCTGTTCCATAGCGTTCACGGGGGTCACATAGTCAGTAACCACCACGGATTTCTTGGTATCGCCCTTTTCAACCGTCACATTATCGCCGCTGAAGTTCTCAATGGCCCGAATATCCTGAAGTTCCGTGTGGTGCTTCACAATATCGTTCCAAAGGGAAATCCGGCCAGCGGCATCATTGGGAACCTTGCCAAGATACTTCTTGCCGAACAGAACGGCAATATCATTGGCGATCTGATCCAAAACTCGGATCGTCTGGTTGCTGGAAAAATCGCTGGACTTTTCATCCGTGATGGAAATGAAGCTGTTAATGTCAGTCAGGACACACACCGCTTCATCCACACGATGGAACATGAAGGAACCTTCCCTGATCCCGTTTTCAAGCTGGGTCTGCGTGAAATCGGTGTCCACATCGTATTCACCATCATAGGTCATGTTGGTGGCGCTCTTATTGACCGCCGTGCCGCCGATCACACCCGTAACCCAAGGGATCAGGGCGGTGGAAGTCTTGTCGGAAGTCAGGCCGTTCTTGACGCTCACAACGCCTTCATAGTCGGCCAGCTTGCGGAAAAGAACCACCTGAAACTTCTTGCCCACATCATCACGCATACGCTTTGCGAAAGCCGCAAACAGGGCGGTGATGGTGGCCTTGCTCTCGGTGCAACCCATAGCATTGAAAGTGTACGCTTCCGCCTGATCAAGATAGGTCTGATAGTCGGAATCGGCCACGGTGCCATTGGTGCCGCCCGTCAGGGGCAAGGAAGCGGTCAGGGAAAGGGTTCCGCTGGACTTCCAATCCACATAGGCATTGGCCTTCAGATCGGTGATAGCGGCCACACCTTCCTGAAGATCAACCTGAACGGTTCCCAAGAAGGTTTCCACATCGAACAGGGGCTTCTGTTCGGTGCTGTTTTCATTGGCCGTGATCACAACCCGAAGATCATTGCCACGGGTGCCGGGGTATTTGGCCGTTGCGTAGGTGTTAGCCGCCTTCACGCCGCTGGTGCCAAGGCGGAAGAAATGAACGGTTTTGGCGTGAAGGAAGATTTCACGCATAGGCTTCAGTTCATCCGCCGTGTACGCATAGCCGAAAATTTTCTGACTGTTCTTGATAAAGTCAGCCTGTTCCACCGTGAAAATCTTGCCTTCAGGCCCCCAATTCATAGCAAGGGGGATGGTGACAATGCCACGGTCAGAAAGGGTGGCGCTTGCCTGCGCCACAGAAATGAAGTTGATATATGCACCGGGCAGAACCTTGTTCTGCACCAAGAAGGTGCCGCCGCCAAGGGCCATATTATTTCACCTTACCTTTCATAAAGTCATTGATCAGCCCATCAATCTGATCGAAGGTGTATTCCTTCCCATCTTCCAAAAGGACAGACAGAAGATCACGCCGGTCAGCGTAACGCCTGAAGGTCAACACCCGTTCTTTAGGGAATACCACCGGGGCCGTGATGGTCGGTTCCTGTGCGGTGGCGGCTTTCTTTCTGGTAGCCATTCAATCACCCTTTCTTTGGCTCCACAGTAGTTTCCAAGGTTTCCATTGCGGTTTCCTCGGTTTCTCTGCGAAGTGTCAAATTGTAGTTCACGAAGAAGTGAAGAACCCCGTCTTGCACTTCATAACTCATGGAAGTTCCGTGAAGCACATCCCCATTGGGAAGGGTGATGAACTCCAAACATTCCATCAAATCCCCGGCCATAGTGAACAATTCAGCGTTGTTTCTCCCGCTGGTTGGGAAATAGTGAACATCCAGCGGGTTCCGGTTCATGAACCGGTTCTTCTGCAACGGGGAAATGTCAGGCTTCAGGACAGCAATGAAAAAACAGGGTTCCTTGAAGCCCTGTTCCACATCATTCTGATAGATTTTGTACCCGGCTCCAAAGGTGGCGTTCAGCTTCATGGAAACACCTTTAATGATTTCATTGATCAACTGAACACCCCCTTCAAAGCGTCATACAACATATCATTTAGAATGGACGGAACCAAAACCTTTACTTCCTGTTCGGAAATGGTCAGCATCAGTTTGCCCGGAACCCAACTTGCCTTCAGGGTCTTACCCAAGGCGGGAACATAGCGCCCCGGTGTTTGCCGGTGGCCGTATTCCACATAGGACGCATATTCCAAATTGTTGATAACGGTCACGGTGTACTGATCCCCATGTTTTTCAATGGGAAGAATCGTCCAAGCATCCCGCAAGGAACCGCCCCGATACCCGGCCCAATACTGTTCCCGGATAGCCCCGGAACGGGTAAGAAAGGTTCGGCTTTTCCCGCTTGCACCCTTTACCTTTACGGTCTTGGGTCCATCAAACTTGGGGGCCACGCCAACCGGGGTTCTTTTCTTTACCTTGTTCCACAGGATTTGGGCAATCTTCTTGGCGGCATCCCGGCAAAGCCGATTCATGTCAACTTCCGAAAGCTGTTGAAGGCGTTCATCCAGCTTCTTCAATTCCCGGTAATCACACCGGCCCCATCTTGCCATCAGGCCCACCCCCTGAAGGGTTCAAGCATGATTTCTTGATGGTTGGAGAAAACACCCGGTTCACCGGAACGGGAATAGATGAAGGTTCGTTCCACATCATTTGGACGGGTGACAATGATCTTGCATCCTGCGGGAACCTTCACATCCGGGGAAAGGAACAGCTTCACCACCTGTTGGGCGGTTGCCACTTCATCCCCATTGGTTGAAGTTAATGTTTCAAAAGACAGCTTGCACGGCTGATCCTGAAGAAGCGGCTTTTCTTCAGAATCCGTCAGGTGGGTGACAGGATCGGTGACTTCCTCACGAATGAAGATAGAACACCGATCCTTCC